TCATGGAATGACCGGCGCAAGTTTTGCGAGAGATAGAGCCCCGGTAACAATGCCCGAGACCATATTGACCGCAGCAATTTTCTGGAAATTGGCGAGTGCTGAGCAGCCGGTGATGACGGGCGAATTTGGTTGAAGAGCGACCAAGAGATCGGTTGCAACTTCAAGATCTACGGCGATATGAAGAGGGGGCAACTGGTCTGCTGGAGGAAGCGCTTGGACCTGAAGTACAAACGCCTGAATCGCCGTCCAGCAAGGAAGTGTGACACCGTTATTTGCAGCTTTCGCCATCGTGATTGCCGCCGCGAGATCAGCGACGCCATCCGAAGTCGCCCACGCGCGCACTTTATCGACGATCTGATCTGGCGTTTGCAGGCCAGTCTTGTTCAGCCCTAGCGGATCAATCGGAAGCGCAATCGGAAGTTTCGAGGGAGCAGCACTAGCGTCCCCATTCAATCCAAGTGGATCAAACGGCAGTTGCACAGGCGGCGGCATCCGAACCTTGCTGGCGGCGAAGGCCGGAGCAGCGAGAAGCGCCAGAGCCGCGCCGGCGAGGATGAGTTTCTTCATGCTTTTGCTCCTTGTGCCGACACAATCGCGGCGAGGAAGGACTTGGCGTATCCGGCGATCAGCGCCGCGTCGTCTTCGCCGTTGATGATTTTGCGCGCTGAAACCCAAAGGGCCAGCTTGCGACCGTTGAAGAAGTCGGAGAGTTTGAGACCGGTGAACTCGCCCTCAATCATCCCGTCGAACAGCGCGCGGAGGGCGAGCGGCCATTGCAGGAGATCGCCGGGATGGACGGCGCCGAACTTGGCATAGTTGGCTTTCCAGGTGACCTGAACCAAGCCCTCGCCGATGAATGGGTAATAGGGTTTTGAGCGCAGATAGGCGTCGGAGCCGTATTCCTTGATCGGCTGCATCGTGCGCGCCGTCTCATGGAAAACCGTGGCCAGCATGTACGAACACCAGCGCCAATCGGTCAGGGCGCGGCGATCCCACTCGTCAAGGATGCGCGTCATCCCGTCGACCTGAAAGACCGTCAGCTTTCCGCCAAAGGGAGATTTCCGGACGTGATCAAAGAAGGCTTCGCGATCGATCAAGGGATGCTCCTCTTGCATCCCTTGAATCGCTTATGCGGCCTTGAGGCTCAACGCACCGCGTGGATAGGTCAAGGGGAAGCGGCTTTGTGAACAGCTTGCTCCTGAATCTTGCGATAGGTTGATTGCGCGCGCTGCACGGCAAATTCCGCCCGATCCTTAGCGATCGCCGAATCGACCACAATTTGGATCTCGGAAAGAGTCAGGGTGATCGGGGCATTTGGATCAGCCACAGGACGCGGAGCAGGAACGTCGGTCGCTGGCGCCGGAGCGGGATCATTGGGCGGGGAGTCAGATTGCGCCAGCGCGGGCGCCGAGGCCAGCATGAGGCATGCGAGGAGTGCGACTGTATGGGCGGTGCATTTCATGGCTATGCCTCCTATGGCTTCAGCGGCCCCGGAAGAAGCTTCCGGGACAATTCTCTGGTCCGCTTGAGATCGGGATCGTTCGCCTCTGCGGCGCGTCTGATTTCTTGATCACGCTTGCTCATCTCGACGGCGATGATGGAGCAATGCTCCCAGCCCGCCCGATAGGTCTTATGATTAATGCCTTGACCGTCCGCTGGGGTAAGGTGCTGTTGGCAGATCACAAAACTCTCTTCCACATCGTCGGCGCGAGCGGAAGACGAAGCCAAGATAAAGATTCCAAGTACAAGCCAGTTTTTCATGTTGCCCTCAATATGCGTCGCAGTTCACGACAAGAACGTCGCCAGCAACCCACGCAGCCGCAGCGCCAGATGTGTTCAGATTTCCAAGAGTGACACTCGTCGGCGTCCCAGGTCCGAGCTGCTTTGTAGCGAAGACGGTCACCGAATTGGTCGTGATGTCAGTGGCCTGACAGCTCCAGCCATTCGTGACCTGAGGCATCGTAACTATGCCGCCGCTGGCCGTTCCGCCGGTGCCTATGATGATGCGGAAGGTCGCTGTTCCATTGTTGTTCGGGGCCACGGCTCCGCCAGTTCCGAACCCGCTGGCGACCGATGGCGTGTTGGCGTTGAACAACGGATTGTTCAGCGCGAAGCTATTGTGCGCTGTGATGACAAACCCTGCTACGTCGCCCTGTCCATCAACAGTAAAATTGGGCGTTACGATGCAGAACTGAACGCAAGTGGCGCCCGCGCCATTAAAGAGAATGTCATGCGTTCCAGAGATGAGAAACGAGACTGGGCTATTTGACGTGTCGTTTATGAACGACCGCATGAATACGTTAGCGCCAGCCGAGGTCTGCACGCCGGATTGCGAGCCGGTAAAGGCTACCGCAGCCCCGCCCGGCGTCGCGGACACCTCAAAGGCGTTAGTTCCAAGTCCGGCCGCGACCACATAGAACCGCAGCCCCGCCGTCAGCCCTGTAGGGAGCGCGCCCGTCGTCGTGAAAACGACAGCCTGCCCCGCAATGTAACCGTGCGCCGTCTGGTTGACGATGCCGGGGCTCGCGAGCGTAAAGGTCACCGTAGCAGCAGCGTGGCTGAATTGAGACCCCTGAATACCGTCTGTCCATGTGGGGCCACTACCCGTGACGATAAAAGCCGCATCCGAATAAAACTGGTTCGTTGGCGCGCCAGTGGCGTAATATGCGACGGCAAGGGGATTATCAGACGGAGACAGGTAATCATGGTTTAAATTGATGACATCTGCTTCGACGCCGACCCCGCCGACGAGACCGGAGGCGAATTGCAGGTCAATGACGGGGTTGATATTCCAACAGCTTGCAGATCCAGGTTCGGTCGTACAAACATAGCCCTGGTTCATCTTGAAGAAAGCAGTCGGATTACCGCCGCCAGCCATCGCATTAATGATAGAGACCTGTCCGATCTCCGGCGTTGTCGCAAGCGAGCCCGGCAACTGCCGTAAGTCGCCGGCTGCCGTGGGAGCCCCCGCCCACGAGAAAATTTGGTTAGGCTCCGCCGTCATCGTAATGCTGTTCAGCGAGGCACCGCCGCCAACCCCCAGCGTCCCTGGAACAAGGGCATTCGCAGCCGGGCCTACCGTATTACCCGGCCCCGTATAGGTGGCTATCTGTCCAATGACCCCAGGCAGAACAATTCCATTGCCCAACGCCACGGTACCGGACAGAATGCCGTTGATATCCTGAAAGAGCTCGCGATTGCTGGCGATCAGCGTCGAGACGGTTTGGTTAAATTCGCGCCGGTTGATGCCGGGCGCCGTGGGCTGCACGAGATCGCGCGGATGCCATGAGCCACTGATGGTCAGAGCGCCTGTCGTGAGCGCTGGCGTGAAGTTGACCACCATATCTGTGATCGGGAGCGGTAGCAGGCTGATCTGCATCCCGCTCTCCGAGGCGCAGTTCCAGAGGCCACCTGGTAGCAATGGCAAGGTGACGCCATTGACCTGGACGGCGATGTCCGTGCAATCGCCAAAGACCGGGAAGCCGACTTGGATCAATGGCGTCGATGACGTGATGTTAAACGTCTCAATGCGATCGGCGTCGGCGAGCGGCGGGATTGGCGGCGGCGGCGCGGCGATGGCAGCTGATGATGCCAGGAGCGCCACGAGGGCCAGCATAGAGCGGAAATTCGACATAGCACCCCAGCGCGCAAGAGCTTCGATACTCTTTGTTTGCGCGCCGGAACCCGCCGCCTCAACGCACTACGGCGCCGAGATCAGTTCGCCAGATAGCAGGCGGTCCCAGCTGCGGAACCGATTGCGAAAATCTGACCGGTGAATGTGCTCATATCCACGCTCGCGCCGGGAACTAGCATGTAGCCTGTTGCCATCGTCACCGCCGAAACGCCGATCGCCAAGTTGGCGCCGCCCGCATTCGAGCAATTCTGCACGATGCGATGGACCTTGTTCGCATCCACGGGCGCGATAGATATAACGGTCGTCGGGACAGCAGTTTGAGTGGTCGTGAGCACCGCGCCGCCAGCCGATGTCACGGACTGAGATGCTGCCTTAGTCTGGTTCCCCAGCGCCGAGCTGCCGCCACAGCCTACTGCGCCGTTGGCGCTGATGCAGGCGATGAGCGGAATAAATGGGCCGTTGCCAGATCCGCTCAGATCGAGATACTGCGACTGGTGCGCTGTCCATCCGTCCTGTACCGGGACCGTCTGCGGTACACCCTGCGCCATAACCGGAGATGCGGCGAGCACAAAAAGGACGGCGACGTCGCGCCAATTGAGAGATAAACCGATCATCGTCGTCCTCGCCAAAGTTGCTATCTTGACGAGAGATTTCCTCTAATTCTGACGCCGCTCAACGCACTATGGAAGCCACTGCGGACCGTTGCGCTGGCGCGGCTTCATGCCGAGCACGTTCGCCGCGCCATCCTCGACCTCATCGAGCAGCCGCCGAAAGCCCATCAGATTTTGCAGCGGCAACGCCATGCGGGCTTGATGAATGTCGGCCGACGACGCCTTCCCCGAGACGATATGGCTGGCTGCGCCAGTAAGTTGCTCGACGCGCGAGTAGGTCGGCCCCATGATGTCTGACAGCAGGGAGTTATCCCGGCGCCGGGAATTAGGCATCGTCGCGCCGAACAGGCGGCCGTAGTCGACCATACCACCCGTCCCCTTGGAGGCGAGCTGATTTGCTTCATTCAGCCAGCCGGGCATCGCCGAGCGCGTGATCCCCTCCTTGACCCAATCGGCAGGGTTTTGGCTCACGTCTTGCCCGGAAGCCAGCGCATACATACGATACGACATCATGCCCATGGCGATCGAAACAAGCGCGCCCTGGAGCGCGCGCCCGTCGCGCTGCTGTATGTTCGAGATCAAAATCTTTTCATGCGCGCCAGCCACGAAGCCCTTAAACTGCCCCATCAAGCCGCCGATCTTAGAACTCATCCATAGCGGCTTATCGCCGATCCCCGACGTGACGACGTTGATATTTGCCTCACGCGACATCGCCGCTTCGAACGCAGTCTTGGCCTCTTTGTCCGTCCAATCCGACGTGTTGGCGAACTTCGCGCCTTTGACCAGCGTGTGATTTGCCTCATACTGTTGCGAGATCCGGCTAGCCATCTGCGGCGAAATGTTGGCGTCAGCCATGCGCGCTAGATCCTTCGCAGATGGATCAATGCCCTTATCGAGAGCGTCAGCAATGCGCTTGGAGACGCGGCCGAACTCGCCTTGCGCGACGTTCCAGCTCATCGCCTTCATCCAATCCGTCCACGGACCATGCAGATTGATCAGCATGGATTTGTCCGTTGCCCACGCCAAGCCGCGCGAGAAGCGGTTGCCGGGCGAATGCAGATCGTTCACGTCATGGAGATTTTGGCGCATGTGGCCCAGCAGGCCATCGACGCCCACGCCCATGTCGCGGGATTGAGCCTTGGCGATCTTTGCGATCTCAGGATCGCCAGCCATGGCGCTAAACAGCGGCTTCCAGACATCGCTAAAGACATCCTGAAACGCATAGCGGAAGGTGGCGTTCGCCCCGAGATCGGTCAAGCGGTTGATCACAGACGTTCCAAGCGATGACAGCGCCGAGAGGTTTTGAGCGTCGCGGATCACGTTTCCGAACTTGCGCGCCTGCGGGCTCGGGTCCCAGCCATAGACACCGCGGAACCGGTCGCGCACCGCCGCTAGGTCAGTCAGATCCCGATCCCGCGCCACGATGATCTTGGCGGCTTCCTTCGCAGTCGTATCAGGGCCGATCTTGGCCTGATATTCTTCGCGGATCTTGCGAAAAGCGTTCGTCATGTCCACGTCGCCGAACCGCGCCGTAAGCTGAATATCGGGGACGAGCGTCCGAATCATCGAGCCGACAGCATGCTCTACATCGGTGTGGATCAGGCCGGCCGCGGCGAGTTGCTTCACCGGGATAGTCATCGTGCGTTGGTTCAGCGAGCCACGCACTTGCTGGCCTTCGCTGCCGGTATATCCAATGTTCGGGCCGCCGCTCCCGGCGTCATAGGGCAAGCGGCCATCGGGCGAACCGATCCAGCGGTTGATCCATTCGTCAGCACGGCTTTCCAGCTCGGGCCTGGACAGGTCTTGATGCGAATTAATAATTTGACGCACAGCGCGGTCGACAGGGCTATCCGCTGAAGTAAGGCGCTCGCCCTTGCCCTCATAGACACCGGCAGATTGCTTCAGGCCGCGAACCCGCTCTGCTTCATCCCGAGCTTTCAGCACTGAGACGGCATCGGCCGTTGTGTCGCCCTTCCAGGCGCGGATCTCATCTTCAATTTTTCCGCGGATCGAAATGCGCTCATCTTCCGCATTCTGGCGAGCGGCCTCGAGGAGATCTTGCATCGTTTGCTGGCGCGTCAGGCGATCGGAGAGCAGGCCAACGCGCCCTTGGTTCCGGTTTGCGGCCGACTGAGCTTCGGAGGCTCGGGCCCCTTCCCGGCTGAGCGCGCCCTCTTGCGTGCCCCGATCCTCGATCGCGCGCGAGATCAGGTCGCGAAGATCCTGCCGCCCTTGCTGGCGCGACGCTAGATCGGCTTGCGCCCCTACGAGATCATGCCCGGCATCAACTCGATCCCGCAGCCTTTGCAGCATAAGCGGATCGCGCCCACGCATACCGTTGAGCATTTCGGCGACTTCACGGAGCGACTTAGGATCGGCCCCCAGCTCATTTGCCACCGTCCCCAATTCGTCAGTAAGGTTGTTGAGGGCGCGCTCCCCGTTGCCCTGGACCTCATGAAACCAATCCGGAGCATGACCGCGAGCAGCTTGCTCGATAATGTCGCGAACGTCATTCGGGCTCGGGCGCCCTTCAGGAAAAGCCCATGGAGCCATTTCATAGAAGCGCTCTCCCCAATCGTCGGCCGTTCGCGCGACATCATGCATCCCGCTAAGGGCCGTCTGACGCGTGTCAGCAAGGATCCCCTTTGGCCCGCCGCCGCCAAGGATCGCCTTAACATCGCCGCCCGTGTCGACGATTCCGCCTTCCTTCGCCATCCACTTCAGCATGTCGGGCTCGACGGGAGACTTGCGCTTGCCGACGAAGATTTCCGCCGCTTTCCGCAAATCGCCCGTCAAAGCCGACTTGACTTCTTCCCGTTCAGTCTGCTTCAGAGCTGCCTCACTCATCGGCGAGGATTGCTTGCGGAGCTGGCTGATCTGCCCCTCAAGGTCATCGAGGCGCTCTTGCGAGGCGGGGTCGCGGAGCTGCCCGCGCATGTTGCCGACAAACTCCTCTAGCTCGCTAATGCCCGAGCGGATTTCGCCTGCGCGGTCCTGTAGCGTCCCGGCGCGCGCTTCCGTCGTGCGGGCTTCCATGCCGCGCTCATCAAGGCGCGTCCCGGTTTGCTGTTGCGCCGCCGTGGCCGTGTCTAGCCGGCCATCGAGCTTTCCGATCTGAGAGCCAAGCGCTTCGTGGCGCTCCTGCAATTGGCTCAGGCGGTCTTGCGCCGCGGCCTTTTCGGTTTGCTCGCTTTCCATGTAATCGGAAAACATGCCTCTGGTTTTGTTCCAGTTGGCAATGATCGCGTCTCTCTTGGGCATCATCGGCATAAAGCTTTGCGCGCCCTTTGGCGGACCCAGCTCTTCGGAGAGCATCGGGTTTCCGTCCGGGCCCTTCGTGTTCTGCGCAAGCTCCTTGATCGGGTCCATGACTTGCGCGCGAAGCTCTTGCATCGCCTTTTGAACTTCGGGGATTTGATGCACATCGCCGCTGATTCCAGCGTTGTAGACCGCATCTTTGAAGTCAGAATAGGACAGCTTGTCTGCCGTAGTTGGAGCGCCGATGCCCTCCCGGCCAAGCGCAGCGGTCGCCCCATTAGGATGCGTGTCCGATCCGTAATAGTGATCCAGCCAATTGCTTTCCAGAGCATCGTGCAGCGCGACCGTCGATTGGTTTTTCTGGACGCGCACGATGCTTTCGAGAGGCTGCCCATTCGGAGCGACTTGATCGGGCTCGAACCGGATCGCGGTTTCCGCTAGATCGCGCAGGGCCTGTTTCGCCGATGCGCTATCGCCCGTATAAATCCGCATGTTCGGGCTGACGGGAATTTTTTCGAGGCCCAAAGCGCCGATCGGGTTTAGCTCGCGAGTGTCCGCCCCCGCCGCGCCGGCCGCCTGCATCAAGGTTGATTGCGGGCCGATCGGGCGGTTGATTGGAGCCGGGTTCCCCCGTTCGCCCCATCCCTTAATGGTGTCAATCAGATCTTCAGGCGAAGTGACGGTCTTGCTTTGCAGGGAATTGCCAGCCGAATCATTCAGCTCGATAATACCTTGCCGCGCGCCATCGGTGTTTTTCGCAGCCATCAATTGCCCGAGCGTAGAAAGCTGCTTGGGCGTTGGCGTCTGCCCGTCGACGATCGACACATTCAGGGAATCTGGGAAATAGTGAAACCGGACGAAGTTCGCCGCACGCGCCTCGAGAGGCCCGGCAACCGACATATGGTCATTGCCCGTCGCGATTATCTTTCCATCCGGTAGCATGAATGGCGACGCTGCATCACTACTGCCGCTTTGCAATAGGTCGCGAAGGGCGATCCTTGGACGTGTTGCGGCCTCTTCCTCCGCATCCGATTTCCGCCGATCGGCAAAGGGGTCGTCAGGCTCAAGGCTTCCATCCGCCATCTTGCGCTGTACAATCGGGTTCTGAGGAGCCATTTCTCCCGTCGTGCCGTCGACGCGCGGTCGCACTTCATCCAACGCCCCCGCCATCGCCCCGCGCTCGCCCTTGGACAGCGCGCCTATTGCGCCGCCGAGGACGCCCATCATGATCGTGTCGGAGGCGATATTCCCGGCGCTTTCCTGCCAGGTGCGGCCGACTTGTGATTCCTGCATCAGCCCTTCGGAGGCGACGCCTTGCGCCGTTCCGAGCGCTGCCATGCGCCCGATGTTCGCCAGAGCGCCGGCCTCATGCGCTTCGCCAAGGATCGGGATCGCCAGCGTTGGATCGAGGATGCCGGCCGCGAGCGAAGCGACCGTGCCAGCGTGGCCGGACTGCGCGAGCGTTTCCTGATCAGTTCGTTGCCGATCCAGCCGAGCCATCAGCGCCCGCGTGTAACCCTCGTTTGGCGACCCGGCATAGATGCTAAGATCGTCGCCCTCATGCGGCGTCCCCTTCAGCGTATCGAGCGGGTTATGCGTCGGATCATACTCGTTGCCAGGCATCTGGCCGATTGAATCGAGCACCGAAGAAATCGGGTTGTCCTGCCGGAAGGCGGCGCTGATTGTGTCAGCGGTGGCAGGCCCTTGCTGGAATGGATCGGGCGCGGGCGCACCGCTCGGAACGCGCGGCGCCGGAAGCGTCGACGGCGGGAGAGCAGGCGCAGCGTCCGGCGCTTGGCTTGGGTCAATGTCTGGCATTAAAGCGATCCTGTTCCGGCCGGAATTGAGCTGATGTCTTGGGCGGTCTGGCGTTGCGCGGCGAAGTCTTGCGCCGCCTTGGCTTGCGCCTTCACCGGATCGCCGTAGAAGCGATCGAATTTGCCATTGGGCAACATCAGGGCATGCATCCGGCCGTCATTCCCCTGCACCACGACGTTATACCCCGGCGGCTTCCCGGCGCTCATTTCCGCTTCCGTTTGCTGATCTGGCACAAGCCCATAGGCCGCGTGCTGCATCGCCTTTTGGGTTTCGGGATCTTGCGTGCTCTGGACGATCGATTGATGAACATGGTCAGCGATCTGGTCTTTGATCCAGTCTTGTGACCCATTCACCTGCGGGTAGGCGGGACTGCGCTCAGGCGGAAACGCCATGACCCGGCCACCGTTGGCGTCAGACATGCCCCACTTCTGGCCGACCCGCTCCATGGCGTATTTGTCGGACGCGCCGGCGTCGGACGTTTTCGCGAACTGGTCGCGGTAAGCGTTCACGTAATCGCTGCGGAGCGCGCCGACGATCTGCGCGGGAGCCTCACCCACTGGCGAATAGTCCGAACCGAACGGGTTCCAGCGCTGCACTGTCCCCGCGAACTTGTTGACCACATCCTTGCCGGTCACGTTCTTAAGGCTTTCGTCCGCTTGGTCGCGCAAAGCCTCTTTAGCCTTGATCGTACCGGGATCGTCGGCTTTCATCGCGTCTTGAGCGATCTTTGCCGGCAGATCGAAGCTGATCTTGTCCTGCCAGGCGCGCAGATCCCCGAGCGCTTCCTTGCCGAAAGTGCCATCGAACGTCATGGGGTTTTGCCGCTGCACCTGATCCATGAATGAATAGGCCGAAGTCATCTTCCCCGAATCGCCGGACTTCGCCATGCCGAGAATGCCGTTTTTCACTTCCGGCGTGTTGAGCGTCGCCTGCATTTGGGCGGGCGGGAGCTGCCCGACGCTTTGCAGGAACGCACTCGATGCTTGCGGCGAACCCATGGCGAGGCCTGTTTGCACCTGGTCCTTTTCGTTCGGGAAGACAACCGATTGCGGCGCGCCAGGCTGACGCGTACCGATCGCCTGGACCACCTGGGAACGGGCGGCGATGCCGGAAGCGATCGAATCAGGCTGGCTGAAATCAAGCGGTGCTGGAGCCTGCGGAACCCAATGCTTCGCCGCAGCCGTCCCGCCGGGGTCGCTCTGGAGCGCCTTTTGACCTTGGTCAAAGAATTGCTGCGCGTGCATGGCGATCTGGCCTTGATAGATCGAGCCGCCTTGCGCCGCCGCCTTCACCTGATCCATGTAGGGCTGTCCGCCGCTGGCCATCGCCACATCGGCGTGACCCTGGCCCTCAACCGTCGACATGATGCTTTGCCGCTGATCGGCGAATTTGGCGTTGCCTTCCGTGAGCTGTGCATAGTTCGCGATGACCGTCGGCGTGGGGACGATCCCGTTCTGAAGCGACTTCTCGATCGATGTGCCGAGGGTAGTCGCCATGGTTTCCTGATTGCCCTGATCGCGAGCGATCTTCTGAACCCACGTCGAGAGCAAGAACGGGTTGGCCGCGAGCTGGTCCTTTGTGAAGGGAACGCCGTTGACGCTGGCCGGCGGCGCACCACCCCCGAGCCTGCCAGTCACATCGGCGACATAGCTTGAGGTTGTCTTGCCGTTACCATCCGCTGCATCGTGGATATAGGGCGTGGCGCTGCCCGCCGGCGCGACGTTTCCGGGCCCCGAGAAATAGGCCACGGCCACGCGCGCGGCGTCGCCATTGTACCGATTGTAATAGTCTTTCAGGATGCGGCGCCCGACCGTTTCATTGTCGGCCGGGTTGTTGATGCTTTCGCTAGGGTTCGAATATTGGGCGAAGGTCGCCGGCGTGACTTGCCAGCCGCCTTGCGCGCCGTCGACGCTCGTCGCCGAGGTCGCGCGGCCACCCGATTCCTGGGTGTGGATCGCGCCTTGAACCTGATCGAGCGAGGGCGAGCTCGCGCCGCTGCCGCCAACGCCTTGCGCCGCCGCGCTCTGTGACGGCGCGAGGCTGTTCGTCACAGCATGGAAGCCATAGACTTGATGGAGGGCGCGGATCTGCGTGGCTGTCGTGGAGTCGCCAAGATCGGTCGACTTCTTTATTGCTGCCTCATAGGCGTCATCGGGGATCTTCGCCCCAGACTTCGCCGCAGCATCCATCTGGATGTAATTCTGCTTGTTTGCCGCAACCTCAGTCGCGTTCTGCCCTTGTAGATATTGGATGCGTGCTTCGCCTTGGGCGACGAGCTGCGACCGCTGCGCATCGCTGACGCCAGACATCTTGTCGATGCCATCATGGAGCTGCTTTTCCGCGCCTAGCACGCCATCCGACGAGAAGGCCGCATCCATGTGGCCGACGATCCCCTCACCCTGGAGCTGGAGAGTTGATGCCGTCCGCATATTGTCGACGACCGCTTTGGGCATTTGGAAAAGCGGATTCGCCTCTAGGGCGTCATAGTAGGAATGGAGCTGCGCGGCCTTGAGGCCGAACTCGGGCGTATTTGTCCCGCCCTGCCGCGCGAGCTGGCCGAGGTCATTCTGCGATGCAGTGATCTGCGCCTGGATACTGGACTTGGCGTCGGAAACGTCCGAGGTGGCCTTGGAGTTGACCAAGCCGTCATAGTGCTGCGTCGCCAGATCTGTCGCGCTAGCAATAAGCGTATTGCCAAGGGCGCCATCCCCGAACCTTGAACGTAAATCATCCAGATAGCCATTCGCAGCCGTCTTGAAAGCGGCCGGATCGCTGCTATGGTCGACGCGCATTTGATTGAGATCTTGCGTCGTCTGAGACTGCCCGAGAGCGACCGTCCCCGACAAAACCGCATGTTGATAGGCCTCGCCAGCGCGGCCAAGGATGAAACTCGTCTGCGGCGTCTGCATCTGAATATTGCCGTTTGCGTCCCGGCTTACGGACTGCGCCGCGGCTTGCTCGCCGGCTTGTTGCGCGAGCGGGACCGCGACTTGCTCAAGCCCCTGTCCGAGCTGTTCCGCACCCTGCGCGACATAATCGGCCGAGCGCGCCACGTCACCACCGGAAACCCGCGAGGTGGGATCTTCGGCTGTAATGCCGCCCTGCTGCGGGATATTTACGAGCGCCATTGGAAAACCCTACTTTGGAATAAGCCCCGCGAGGCCGCTAGCGCCCTTACCGAGCGCGCTCAGGAGACCGCCCGTCAGAGCATTGTTGGCGCTTTGCGTGTAAAAGGCTGCGGCGTCCTGATCTTGCTGCGACTGCGCGTCGATGTTCTGGACCTTTTGCGTGATCTGTTGCTGTCCAGTCGTGTTGACGTTGCTCCTGATCGCCTCGCCCGTTGGACTATTTCCCTCGATGTTCCCAGACGCACGCACGGCCTGAATATTGTCGAGCGTGGTCGAAAGGTTGCGCTGCATAAAAGTTGAAGTCTGCGCCGCCTTGATCTGCCCATATTGCGAGGCGCGCTCCGCTAGCTGCGCCTGATACTCGGCGCCCTGGGCGTTCGCGTTGCCTTGCTGAATCGCGCCGAAGACGCTGAGGCCAGTCGAGGCGAGAGAAAGGGCGGCTCCGGCTGGGCCTGCTGCTGCAGCAGCCATGATTACACCGTCACTTCGAGAGCTACTTCGATGATCGTCAGTGGGCCAGGCGTATCTTTGATGATGATGAAGCGGGGATCAAAGTCACGGCCGAGCGGCCGACAGCGGTAAGTCGTCTCGCGCAAGATCGGCTGCGCTGTGGCGTCTTCATCAAAATTGTTAGGCGGGATCTCTTCACCGCCGAACTGAAATCCGGATGAATTGAATACGGTCGCAATGACGCGCGAGAGCCGCCGCCGGCGCTGGCGCTGCATAGCGTCGCCCCCAGCCTGGGCTTGCTCAACGAAGGGCTCTAGGATCGACGTAAACGGAACTCCGCCAACCAGTGTCGAGAGCGACATGTCGTCATCGACGTTCGGGATCAGGAACCCCGTCGCGCTCACAGGGCGATCGCCATGATCGATTGCGCCGTCCATCATTCGCACCGTCTTATTAGCGAAGGCGATGAAAGGGCCATTCCCACCCGCCAGCATGGCCGGCGGCGGCGAATTGATGTTCACTGCCTGATCGAGGAAAAAGTCTGAGTTTTCAAGTTCAATCACAGCCTGAGACCCGTACAGCGTGTTATAGAGCACCGTTGTACCAAGGACCGAAATCCATTGCACCGCCCCGGCCGATGACCAGGGAACCCAGCCGGCAAGCTGCTTATCGTTGCCGTAGCGTCCAACCGCCAAAGTGCCGTCGCCGTTGAGCACATAGATATATCGCTCGGGGTAGTTCCCATCGCCTTGCGCGACCGCGATCCATACCGGAGATTTGATCAAGTGCGTGTAAAAGCCGGTCACGTCGTCTGTCACATAGGGCGTCGTGAAATTGCCGGTCCGCACTACCGCCCCAACCTTCGTAAATCCCGCATTCACGAACACTAGCACGTCACGCGTCACCGCCGGCCGGATCGAGCACGCGCTGTCGTCAGAGATCTGGCTAAACTGGACGGAGCCGGGCTGAAGCGGGTTGCCGCCAGTGTTGATCGGGATACTGAAGACGCCATGATCTGTGAAAACGAATTCGTCGCCGGTCCACCCGACGACGTTTTGAACGTGCGGCTTGCCCGAAATGAACTCCAGGATGGCCGCGCTTGGCGCGACGCCGGCGGCCGTCGTTTGAGAAGCAGCGCCGGAATCGATCCAAAACACGTCGAGCAGATCGACTGCCCCCCAAAGGATAGCTTCAGGCATTTGCGGGAAATTGCAGAACCCGAGGCGGTCGCGATCAAAAAAGCACGCAGATGGCCACCCGCGGAAATTGCTCATGAACTCTTCTTGCCACTGCACTGTGAACAAGTTCGACGTTTCAATGCCGATCGTCGCCGTGTTAGATGGCCCCAGCTGTGAAACAAGCCCTACTGTGTATGGTCCACCGACAACATTGGCATTGACCACGTTCGTGAGGATACCGCCAACAGATCCCCCGTTCTCGCCGCTAGATGAATTAATCTCTATCGTAAACTGGCTATCTCCAGTTGTTGCTAATTGGCCAACGGCGAAAAGCTCGGATTGGTTGACGCCTTGAATGAATAGGCCCTCGGGAAGCGCCCCATCTACAACCGCTGTTGCATGAGTTACAGGAGTAGTTGAACCAACTGCGGTGATAAGGCATTGCTGGCCAAGTATCGAAAGGAATGATCCGATCATCGCATTTGTAAAATAAGGTACTGAGCAGCTCAGCGTTGTTGCGCCATTTGGCGAGCTGTATGCCATCGTCGCGCCTGGGACTGAAAACCTGAAAAATGGCTGCTGCCTTTGGAACCCAATAATCTTGAAGGCAAACGGGGCAAAGCTAAATGAATTTGATGTCTGAGCAAACAATATCAGCTGTGGCTGCATCCCAGGGAAGCAGACGACCACGCGATCGACTGCAACCACCCAGGAGATATTGGCCACGGTCGCATTGGTCCAAAGATAAGCAGCACTGGCATTCGAGGCGAGCACATTTCCGGATAGATCAGCGATCGATATAGCGCCGGTCAAAAATGTGATGATCAGTTCTTGCGTAGGGACCATCCGGAAGCGTTCAGAACGCGTGCCAAGAGCGAGCGAAACAGCAGTGCGGCCGGGCCTGGGATTGAGCGACCCTGTATTGAGCTGGCGCCAGTTCGACATTTGCCGGCAGCCAGTCTTGACTTGCTTGGCGTCTTCGCGCCGCTTTGCGTTCGCGTCCGGCTCGCCGCCCGAGAAGTCCGTTTGAGAGGTGATGATCTTTTGCGCCATTACGGACCCCACCACCATCCATCACGAGGCGTGCGGCGCCGCTCTTGAATGCGCGAGCGAAACGCGACGCGGCGCGGACTTTCGGAATCGATCTTCGCCCGAGCCTTCGAAAGCTCATCTTCAGCCACGCTTCCAACTGCCTTAGCGCTGGTCGAGTCTTCGTTCAGCCCTTGGTAGAGGAACGATTCGATCCGACGCGTAAGCGTCTCAACAAAGCCGGGAGGCCATGCTTTGGGCGTATTCGGATATTGCACATAGAGCGCGGTGGCGCCTTCCGGTGCGCAACAATGAATTTGGTCACCGATGATTTTGTAATCAAGTGCTGGCGGCCTGGTCTGCATACCGTCTTCATTGAAGCCAGAAAACTGAGGGATCAAAATCCCGAAATCGGTCCGCCATACATTCTCAAGGTGCAGGCAGTCTTGCGGCTTGGCATAGATATCCAAATAGCCAGGATATGCCGACGAGCCTTTGCGCGCGAGCCCAACGGTCGCGGTCTGAAACGGCCAATTATGCTCATAGAGCAGGACAGGCAAGCAGCGGTCATAAAAGCGCGAGCTGGCGATCCATTCCGCCGAGCCATTGTCAGAAACGACAGTTCGGTTTCCGGTCGCTAGCAGTGCGTCATTGATGATGGTCAGCTTGTCATAATTTTCCATCACCGGTCCTTTCACGAAAAACCCCGCGCCACTTGCGCGACGCGGGGAGTGCTACTCAAAGCAGCGTCGACTTTATTCAGCGACCTTGGCGGCCTGGGGTATTAGCCCCATGGAAGGAGAGGTCGCTACGATCGGAGCGGGATTAACGCCCGGCGAAGGTGCAAGGCCGGCGTCGGGAATCTTGTCGACGACGACCGTTCCCTTTTTCGGGGCATCAAGCGACCACTCAGCCGGGAAGGCCTTTTTGGCGTCGTTGTAGTCGATCCGGAACATAAAATACTTTTCCGTCTCGGTCGCACCCAGCGCGGTGTAATAGGCGGTGACTTTCTCAACCATCGGTCAGTTCCTCGAGACGGTCTAAAGGGCCAGGAGACGGCCCCGAGGGGCCGCCTTATTATTCGTTGGGAAGGATAGACATCGAGGCGCGATACTGGATCGAGCCAGCGAGGATCTTGTTAAAGAGGTAGACGAATTCATAGTTGATGCCATCTTGTTCAGAGGCAAATAGCAACTCGAAACGACCAGGCGAGCTGTCAGAACCCGCGCCAGTCTCCGCGCTGCCAGCCGTTCCGTTCGGGATCTGAGCGCCAGCGCCGAGGATCAGGGAGCCCAGGTTGACCGGGTTCGCACCGTTCGGGCTGTTCGAGCCCATGACGGCGATAATATACTGATCGCCGACAGCCACCGCGATCGCGAGAACGTCGATAACGACAGTCGCATTGATGCGGGCGAGGCCGCCAACGAGACCAAGATCGGGGCGGGTTTGAGGACCACCCATATCGAGGATCGCGTTCGCGCCGCCAACCTGTCCGATGCCAGATACCACATAGGCTGCGGCGGCATCGGACATCACCGTTTTTAGATCATAGGGATAAGACATTTCCGTTCCTCTCGGGCTTTAGACTTTCCCGGCTTAGGCTCCCACGGCTTACGCCGTGAACGCCTTGCTCGTGATGCCCGCAAGGCGGGTGAAGCTGAATTGATGATCATCGACTAGACCCACATCCCAGGAGATATGAGTGTTATAGGTGATACCGTCCGGCAGAAGGCCCATGTCGCGGACTTCCAGCGGAATAAGCTGGATGCCATGGACGCCCTGTTCGGAGAAGTTCACCGTGTACACCGAGGACGTGACCGCAGCGCCGCCAGCCGGCGCAACTTCCGTGAACGGAAGGATGGTCGGGTGCAGATCCTTTTCGTAGCCGAACAGGATTGGGCGATTCGCATAGGTCATTTTCGGCGCGCCAACGTCGGGCCAGGACTGAATGACGAAACCCGAAATCTGCGTATTACGCGCGGCCTGAATAAAGCGCGGCATAAGCGACCAATCGGCGATAATGTGGGTGCAGCCCTTCGTGTTCCAGATCGCCTGATCAAGGGCAAAGAGAGACAGCGGAGCGCCGCCGACAACTGGGGCGCCGGTGACCAGCGCGGAGTTGTCGAGCAGACCATTGAAGGCGGTCGGAGTGATAGAATTATCGCCCTTCAGGAAGGTTTGTATCCACAGTTCACCAGCGCGGGCGATTCCATTGGTCTCTTCCATGGCGCGGCGACGGTCGCCAGCGCGGCGGATGATCGCCACATCGAGCGGAATGTCATGGTCGATCACATAGGACGCCTCTTGGTAAGGCGAGATCGTGCCTGCGCCCGAGGTCGACGGCCCGTTAATGCCGCGGAAGGCTAGGCTCTGCGGGAGACCCGACTGGCGGAAGCCAGTGTAAATCGCGCCCGTCATAGTCGCGAACGGAATCGCCTGCATCACGTCCGACGACTTCGCGAACATTTCGATGTAGGGGCGGTTGGTGTTGCTTTCTTCCATGCCCTTGTAATATTCGACAAGGGTCATAACCGGATTGAGAAGCGGGGAGGACATCGTTCAATCTCCTATTTACGGCCCCCGGCCGCGAGCTGACGGTTGATGAGGATTTGATCGTGTGGACGGAGCGACGTGAAGTTTTCGGGGCGGCCATCGGCGCGCGGCGCCTCGCGTCCGGACTGCACAAACGGCTGCCCTCCCTGGCCGATCAGCTCTTTGCGGACACCCTCAAGGAATTGGACCATTTCAGGCCGGATCACGTTGCTCTTGACGTGCTCATTGATCTTCGCGTCGGGAACACGCGCCTCGATCCATTTGCTCAGCTCTTCGACGCGAGCCGCGCCATTTTCGCCGAGTACTTTGTTGCGGACATCGAGCCCTTGCTTCAGCACGTCAGCATCGCGGGTGACTTCGCTGGCCGTACGCATGGCGTCGAGACGAACCAAGCGATCAAACGTCTTTTGTGAGAGACCGTCTTCGTGGGCGATCTTGCGCAATTCTAGAAGACGCGAATCTTGTTCATTGATCGCGAATTCTGGCGGCAAGCCGAGATCTGCCGGCAAGGTGGCTTTGTATTCTTCGGGCTTTGCGGGAAGGCCGACGCGGCGCGCTTCGTCAGCGGCGCCGATCTCTTCGAGCTTGCTCAGATGCGATTTGAAGTCGTCGGCCTTGGCCTCGTTCTTCGTCGCATCCCAAAACTTCTCAGGAAGCCACTCGGGCCTTACGCTGGCGTTTTGTGCGCTCGGGTTTTGGTCCGTCCCCGTATCCGTCGATGGGATCGACGGGGACACGACAGGCGCCACTTGATTTACTAGCGGCGATCCTTCCGGAGCGATTAGCGGGGCGTTGGTCATCGGGTCCATTCAGTTCGGCTTCCAGCAAGTTTAAAATCTGTGCTGCCAAACTGCGTCGCCCTTCACGATGGCTCAACGCACCGTACTCAACCGACGCGCTAGAGACCAAAGAGACCTCACGACGTAACCAATCGCGAAGGAAAATTGCCTCTTCGCGTTTACCGAGAATTGCGATCTGCGCGATCACTTCTTCAGCGCTGAAAACCTTCACAGCCTGCCCCTGATTTGGACCTGAGTTGGCGCAGGAGCGGCGCCGCCGAGGTCCGGCGGCGCGGGCGGCCCCCCAGGCGCACCGCCAACGGCCGGCGCGGTCGGAGCCGTCCCTTGCTGCAATTTCTGGATCTGCGCGATGGCCCCGGCGATTTGGTCTTGCGGGCGCACAGCCCACATTTCCGTGACGCCAAGTTTCTTCGCGAGGTTGTCGAGCGTCGCCTTGCCATCCGTGTAGATCTTGAACTCTTCGGGTGCTACGGCGCCACCGATCTGCGCAAACCGCGTGAACTGCGCCACATCTTGTTGCTCAGCAGCTTTCTGCGCTGGATTGTAGGCCTCGAGCGCAATACCCTTGCCATCGATTTCCGCCGGCTTGATGAGACCGGCTTTCGTCAGCAGATAGGCGAACCGCATGAAGGAGCCACCGCAATGCTCCACCCAAAAGCCGATCCCAGGCGTGCCAATTCGCCGCTGCGCCATGGTCATTTCATCGAGCCATTGCGTAGCGGTCGGAGGCGTGTCGCCGGACTGTTGCGGCCAATCCAGGAAGAACAACCGACGCAATGTCTGTTGCATGTCCTGCATATCGTAGATTGCCGAATCTGGCGGGTTTGGCTCATAAATGTTCTTGATCGCGCCTTCGGAGCCGGGCCGCACCGCATAGGCCATCCCGGTCTCAATGCCCTCTTCGACGTTCATCATTGAATCGTCGGGCCACGCGATCGGCGGGTTGATGCTGAGATCCAAGTTTTTTAGCTTGGCGTCTTTAATCCCATCATAGGTCCGAATGTCAGGAAGCGCCTGGATCAATGGGCCTTCGCCCCAGGCCCACTCGGGACAAGCATTAAACCGCGAGACGACTAATGGGCATGAGCCTTGCCCCGCAAGTTTCACATGCTTAATGACTTCCTTGTCGATCATGACGACGTGATGCCAGGTCTCCGTAGCGTCTTGATCCCAATCGCGCCAATAGCCCCAGATTATGCACGTCTTGGCATTAGGATCTTTCTTGCAAATATCGACGTACTTTTGGGGAAGATCGATCCCCTTGGTGAGCTTCTTAACATGACGGTTGCGCGTCCACCGCACAATGAAGCGATCGTCGACATCGCCTTCAGGCCCAAGGTTGATCTCAAGCTCGCGGATTGGGACAGCTTGGCATTTGATTGGCTTGCCGGATTTGCCAACATCAATCCAAAGGGCAGTTGTGCCAAGCGCAAGATCGGGCCGGAATGCCATTGCGCACGCCTGATAAAAGTTCGAGGCGGCAATGGCCTGGAAAATGATCTTGTCATCATCCTGGGCTTGCTTGTCGACCGCTGGCCGCGATGCGGCGGGGACCAGCATTCCGGCCTTGCGCACGGCCCACGGCTGCGCTTCAGGCATGAAGGTATTCATCATGACGGTCGGGAAATCCGCCGTCAGCTCAAAAACGAAAGACGTGTTCAATTCGGATTCGTCGCGCGGCCTGGTCTCTGAAGTCGGGACAGACGACAACACATTGCGAGCGCGATTGGGCGCGGCGAAAAAATAGCCTTCGCGGAGCTGGCGCTCAAACTGCAATTTCTGCCGGCGGCATTCATGCAGACGATCGCACGCCTCCTCAGAGATCTCTTTAAAATCTGTGACGGCCGGCTTTAGGCTGATCTCGGCGCTCATTTAAGCGAGCCACCTGGTGACACCATCGGTGTAGCAAATCCGCCGGCAGCGCCCGAGAACGGGGTTACAATGCCCGACGCTTTGGCCGCGCTGGACTGCCCGAACTGGCGCAACAGATCGAGGCTCTGCGAAGAGAGCCCTTGCTGAATCTGTTGAACCTGTTGCTGTTGAGCTGCCTGCGTTTGCGCAGTCAGCGCAGGGTCAGGTTGCGGCGCCTGTGGCTTGCTCTGCATGGATGATCGTCGCTCCGTTGGAGAGACAATCTTTCCTAGGGGCTACGCGATCAACGCACTGCTAGGTAGGGAGCGGCTTTCGCCCCTTCGCCTTTCGTCATTCTATCCGGACCGCTCCGGCCGCGATGCAGTCACGCCAAAGGGCATCCGGCCAAAGCGCACCCGTAGGCAGACCGATCAAATGCCGGGCCACCGTAGTGCAGAGCAATGGCCGGAGTCGGAAAACTGGCTTAGGTTCCTTCGCGTCGATCTTGAGCACCGCGCACCCATCGGTGAAGCGCGCGATGCGATCGAGCGCGTCTTGCCCATCGGGCAAAACCGTGATCTTGGTTTGTCCATAGGACGGATCGACGATTAGCCAGACACGCGCCGCCGGCGACCATGCGAACATTGAAACATGCTTGAACTTGCCAGGGATCAGCCACCGCGACCAGCGGTTAGGGATCCACGTTGTGAAGGCAAGGAGCCAGGTTGTGATCTCTTCAGGTTCGCGGCGGATCAGCATCAGCTCACCTTGCATCGCCCGATCTTGCCGGCCTTGGCCGAAACACGCACCGCGCCTTTGGTCCTCACCGATTCAAGACCAAGCATCCGCCGCCCCTCCCCCACGAACAAACAAAAATATTGCAGGCAGTCGGCGATATCCGAATATTTGTCCTTGATCGGCTCGCTGTCACCCATGTCGAGCTTTTTCAGCGCGTACTTGCCGGCCAGCGCCGCGCGCAGCGTCATGCAGTCGGCCGAGACCAGAATGCGCATCGTCATCAGCGCATAGGCCACAGCCTCGATGCGCATGGTCAGTTCATTATTAGGGCATGGAGCCGGCGTGACGTTCATCCCGTAGGATTCGAAAATGTCATATGACGAGTTTTCCGTAGCCTGCCCGCGGTCCCTCCCCTTAGGATCTCCGACGAACCGGATCTTCGCCCCACGGTAATGCTTCTCGAGGAAGCGCTTCAGCGCCGGTGCGAACACGGTCGACCCGACGCCGTACATACGGAATTCGCGCTGAAGCTGAAG